AAATGGTACATCACAATACTTCACTTCACCAACTGCTCAAGGTAACAATGGTATCTTTGCTGCTGTAAACGGTGTGATGCTAGTTAACGGTGCTCCTGTAGCTTTGGTTACTTCTGCTGATTTCGCAATCGAAAGAGCAACTGAGAATGCAAACGTAGTTGGTTCCAACTCTGTTGCTGACATTTTCACTGGTCGTATTCGTGTTACTGGTAACTTGAGTGTTTACTTCCAAGATGCAGATTTCAGAGATTACTTTGATGATGAAACTCCTGTTAGTATTGTATTAACAATGACTGCTGATAGTTCTGCTACTGCTAACTTCATTGCCTTTACTCTACCAAAAGTTAAACTAGGTAGCTTCTCTAAAGATGACGGTGAACTAGGTATTGTTGCATCTTCTAGCTTCCAAGCTCTATTGAATGATGTTACTACTGCAGGTCTACCTGCTACTACAATTCAGATTCAAGATTCTGCTGCTTAATCGCTAAGACTCACTTGAGAATATAACCCTTCGGTCAAAAGCCGAGGGGTTTTTTCTTTATTACAACCTCTTGATTTATCCTAAAAAATATGCTATAATCAGTACTTCATTAACAATAGAAAGGAACTATTATGACATTTGATTTGGCAAAACATAATTACACAGAGATTGCAGAAGCTGGTTTTGAATTTGAACTAAAGCTTCCCGGTACAGGCGAAGGTACTGGAGTATTTATTACAGTACGTGGTGATCAATCCAAGACAGTAAAAGCATTTGGTCGCAAGAAGTACAGTGAATTTAAACTACGTGAACAGCAAGCTAAACGCCGTGGTAAAGACGTAGATGATATGACACTAGAGGAAGCTGAAGAACTAAGCGTAGAATCAGCTATTGTGCGAGTTATCTCTTGGAAGAACATTACTGAAAATGGTAAAGAAGTACCTTTTACAAAAGAAAATGCAGAACGCATCTTCAAAGAATATTCTTGGATTAAAGACCAAGTAATGGAGGAAGCGGGTCAACTGCTAAACTTTCGATCAGAGTGAACTAGATGATGCTATAACTTTTGCTAAACAAGAGTTTGAGCTTGGTAGAAAGTCCGGTAATTCAGGTAGTCTTCGTGATCAGTTAAATTCCGTATGGAGACAAACTGGTGTAAAACCCAAAGAGCTAGAAGAACTTAAAGAGTTACCTCAGAGTTGCAGCCAAGTTTGGAAATGGTTCATTGATCTTAATAACTCCAGATCATCAAATGGTTTTGGAGTTAACCCAATATCATATTCAGATATCAAATCCTATCTTGATCTAATACATATAGAGATTGAAGAATGGGAACTTGAATTACTCAAACGTTTCGATATGGAAGCGTTGAACTCTTACGCAAAAGAAGCAGAACTAGAACGCAAGAAAGCTTCTAAGAAATAAATAGTAGCCTTCTAACGAGGGCTTCTATGTGTACGAATTGGTGTAGTTTATACACATAGAAATTTACATCCACAACAGGAGAAAATGCTATGGATTTAGCAGAATTAAAGTTCGTAGTTGATACGACACAATTAAAAGAAGCAGCTACTAGAGTTGCAGAATTAGGTACAGCAGTATCTAAATTGAATAAGCCAATGCAAGACTTAGCTACTAATACTGCTAAAGTATCTACTGCGACAGAAAAAGCAAGTAAAGCTAATGAAAATAAAGTAAAAGGAGACACTAAGGTAGCTGATAGCTCATCTAAGTTAGACAGTCTACTTGACAAGTTAACGAATCGTTATACCGATATGGCTAAAGGTAGTACATCTGCTGAAGCTGGTGTATTGCAGTTGGCTAGAAGTCTTGGTGCAACAACCGAAGAAGCTTTAAAACCTTATAAAGCTATCTTAGAAAATATTAGAGAACTATCTAAATCTCCTTTTGATTCCGCAATCGGTTCAGTTAGGTCTATTACACAAGAATATGATAGTTTAAATTATCGTTCTGAACTTGCTGCCAAAGGTATCTTTTTAACTACTAATCAATTAAAAGAGTACAGTAAAATTGCTAGTGAGATTAAAGGTAAGGTAAAGGCTGTTGGTCTTGATCCAACACAAGGTGAAGGTCTTACTAAATTTAACTCCGAGTTAAAAATACAACAAGATTTGTATCTAGGTGTTGCAAATAGTGTAAATACTTTAAAAGTTGCAGAACAGGGACGCAATGATGTTTTAAAAGCTCAGATTAAATCACAAAATGATGCTGCTAAAGCTAATGAGTTTATTGCTAATGAAATGGAAAGAGTTACTCGGTTGACTGCATCCAATGGTGATATAACTAGCGCAACTAATAATAGATTGATTAAGTTTGAACAATCATTAAGAGCATCTGGTAGAACTGCTGCTGAAGTAACTACACAACTTGAAGTTTATAAGAACGCTTTGATGGCTACTCAAAAAGCTGCAGGTAATCGTCAAGTTGATTATCTATCAAGAGCACTAGGTCCACAGATTACCGACATTGCAGTTGGTTTAGCCACAGGTCAAGCACCTTTAACTATCTTGTTACAACAGGGTGGTCAGTTACGAGATCAGTTTGCTTTGGCTGGTGTTGCTGGTAAAGACATGGGTGACATGCTTACTAAAGCTACACTAGGTATGGTTAGTAGCGTTAAAGATGTAGGTGTTGCTGTAGGTGGTGCATTAGTTGGTGCATTCATGGCTGCTGGTAAATCAGTTAAGACATTCATCATGGACATTACGGGTACAAGTTCTGCTCTAGAATATGTAAGATATCAAATTGCATTGCTAGATGGTTCTAATGGTACTTTAATGAAAAGCTTTATGACTATGGGTACTATAGTAACAGGTATTGTTGCTACAGCTATTTTTAGTGCTATCGCTGCTTTCATTGCATACGGTGTTGCTCTCAAACAAGTTATTGCAGAAGAATCAGCACTATCTAAATCTATAAATCTTACAGGTGGTTCGCTTGGTCTTACTACAGATTCTGCTCTTGCTTTATCTGAAGCATTTGCTGGTTCAAAAGGTAATGTAGGAGCTTATGTTACTGCTATCACCGATATTGCTAAAGCAGGTAGTATTACATCTAATAACTTAAAAACAGTAGCTACTACAATTGTTGAAGTCAGTAGAATAACAGGTATTAGCTCAGAAACACTTGCTAAAAACTTCAGTAAAATATCAGAGAAACCACTTGAAGGTTTAATTCCTTTTGCTAAAGAATTAGGAACAATAAATGTTTCAGTACTAAGACATATTCAACAGTTAGAACGTGCTGGAAAATATACCGAAGCTGCTAAAGTAGCAACCGAAGCATACGCTGGTGCTTTAAGAGATGCTTCTAAAGCAATCAAACAAGATATGGGTTTTCTTGAAGATTTCTTCTTCCATGTAGCCAGAGGTGCTAAGATGGTATGGAATGAAATTTTAAACATCGGTCGTGCAGTACCTCTTGCTAAACAATTAGCAGAAGCTCAAAAAGAATTAAGGTCTTTAGAAGCTGGTGATGGATTTATGACTGATCAGTACCGTAAGAATTCTATTCAAGGTGCTAAAGCAGTTATTGAAGGTATTGAGAAACAACTTGCTGCTCAGAAAAAACTTGGTGATGAAAAAGCTAAGAATACTGCTGATGTTACTAAGTTAGAAAAAGGTCTAAAGGATGAAAATAAAGGAATCAAAGCTCAACAAGGCTTCGATGAAAAGAATGTAAAGCAAGCTACTGAAGCTTATCTTACACAAATTGGCGCTCTTGATCATTTGACTAAAGCTGAAGTTAGTTTATTAAAGTTGCGTACTGATCCACTTTGGGAAAAAACTCCACAAGTTATTAAGGATCAAATTGAGGCACTATATGGTGCTGCATCTGCTAATGAAAAATTAGTAAAATCTGAAAAAGATTTTGCAAACGCTCTTGAAACAGCTAATAAATTTTATCAAACTCAAATTGGAGCCGTTGAGGATTTAACAAAATCCGAAATAGCTTTGAATAAGGTAAAAGAAAGTGATGTTTATAAGTCATTCAATGATGAACAGAAGAAACAAATTGACGCTATTTATCAACAAGCTAATGCTAATGAAAAATTAGTTAAATCTGAAAAAGAAGCAGAAGACGCATTGGAACTAAAAAATAGACTACTTGGTAAATCTGAAAATCTTGGTAAAGAATATTACAAAACTATTGATCTTATTAATAAGTATGCTAAAGAGGGTCGATTCGGTGCAGATGAAGTTCTACAACTAAAAGCTGCATTAGAAGCTACTACTCCAGAAGCTAAGAGACTTGCTGCTGCTCAAGCTGAGAATGCTAAAGTAATGGCTGGTATTGCTGCTGAACGCACTGGAGTTGCTGATCAATATGGTGGTGACTTTAAAACTGCTGATGAAAAAGCTGCAATTAAAAATCTATCTGATTACAAAAAGAAAATTTCACAAGCTGATGCTGAGTATGAAAAACAAATTGCTGCAGCAACTGAAGAGACTACTTATTCTGAATGGTTAATGTACAAAAAACAAGCTGATGCTAAAAAAGCTTTAGCTGACGATGTTTATAAAAGAGAAGAATATTTACTAAGCGATGGTTACAAGCGTCAACAAGCTTATGCTAATGCTTTTGAAAATGTATTCAAAGGTATGGCAGATGCTATTGCTGACTTTGCCTTAACTGGTAAAACATCATTTGGTGATCTAACGAAATCAATTATAGCTGACTTAATCAGGATGGAAATGCAGATGCAAATGTCTAGCATCTACAAAGGTCTTGGTGGTTTCGGTGGTATCATGAACATGATTACTGGTGGTGGTGGTTTCATGAACGATGCAGGTGGAATGGAACTTGCTGGATCATTGGGTTTCGCTAAAGGTGGTGCTTTCACAAATAGTATCGTAGATAGCCCTACAATGTTCAAATTCGCTAAAGGTACAGGTCTAATGGGTGAAGCTGGACCTGAAGCTATCATGCCTCTACGCAGGGGTGCTGATGGTTCTCTAGGTGTTGTAGCTGCTGGTGCTTCTTCAAATGTACAGGTTGTAGTTAACAACAATAGCAATGCTACTGCAACTACTCAAGAAACTGTAGATAGTCGTGGTAATCGTAGAATTGAAGTTACCATTGGTGACATGGTTGCTGCTGAAGTTAATAGAAAAGGTAGTGCTGTAAATACGGCAGTTAACTCTTCTCGTAATCAACTCGTAAGGAGATAATCATGGCAGTATCATATATCTGGCCCATATCATTACCGCAGAAACCTAATACAAATTATTCAGAATCTGGAGGTGTTTTAGTTGTTAGATCACCTATGGATTCTGGACCTGCAAAACAACGCAAAAGAGGAAACAGACCTCAGACTTTAAGTTTAAATTTTGATATGACGGATGCACAAGTTGTTACTCTGGAAACATTTGTTAAGAGTACAATCAATGGTGTAGCTAGATTTGGTTTTACTCATCCTAGAACAAATACTTCCGTTGAAGTTAGACTAATACCTTCTGGTGATGGTCAACTTTATGATATCAAATATTTATCTCCCGGTTACTGGTCTGTTTCATTAAGTATGGAGGTATTACCTTGAGTCGTGCATTAAGTACAAATGCTCTTAAAGCTGTATTATCACCGAATAGTGATTCTACACTAATTATCTTATTGACATTGACTGGTGGGGGTATTACTACTCCTATCAGGCTTTGCGATAACTACACACAGAGAATCAGCGAAACTGCTGATGATCAAACCTATGGGGTTATCAGCCGAGGTAATACATATACGTTTTTACCAATGCAAATTAACTTACCAAATGAAGAGAGTGGTTCTTTACCTAGAGCAAACATCACAATATATGATGTTACAAGACATGTGATGCCTCAACTTAGGCAACTAACAGGACCACCTTCAGTTTTAATAGAGTTAGTATTGAGTACATCCGTTAATACATTAGAAGCTGATTTCGCAGGTCTAAAATTAGCAGGTGTAACTTACACTAAAGATTCAATCACTGGTCAACTTGTTGTTGATGGATTAGACACAGAACCTTTTCCATCGCATTCATTTTTACCAAGTTCTTTTCCGGGATTATTTTAATGAAAAAAATGTGGAATGATTATGTAGGTATTCCCTACAAATTACACGGCAGAGATGAAGACGGTTTAGACTGTTGGGGATTGGTGCGCCTAATTTACAAAGAGCAAAAAGATATTGATCTTCCTAGTTTTTCTGAAGAATATTTAAACTCAGATGATGTTCGTCATAATGAAGAGGTTATTGCACGAAATAAAGAAGGTTGGTCTTTATCCAATGATTACACTGTAGGTGATGTAGCTTTATTTAGAATCAATGGTTCAGAGTCACACGTAGGCGTTATCATTGATGACAATAAATTCATTCATGCCCGAGAAGGTAACAGTGTAACAATTGAAAAACTTGATTCTGCTCAATGGCGCAGAAGACTTGTAGGTGTCTATAAGTACACAAGTAAAGTAGAGTCATACGTTCATGCTGTTGTAAATCCACTAAAAACATTAAGACTTGATCTTGTTGTACATCCCGGTCAAAGCTTACAAGATATTGTAGATGGTCTACAAACAAGACAAAAACTTGATCCAAAAATATTCGTTAATCATGTTCTATTCTTAGATGGTTATCCTGTATCCAAAACACAATGGGCAACTACTATTCTAAAAGAAGGTCAGCACGTAGACTATCGTGTTGTACCAACAGGTAGTGGTGTTGGTAGACTATTAGCTACACTAGCTATTATGGTTGTAGCATGGTATGTTGCTCCATATTTGGCAGGGGCTGGTTCTTTTGGTTCAGCTGGTTGGGCTGGTGTTGCTGCGTCAGGTGCTGGTTCAACTATGGCCTTAACAGCTTCTATTGCTATGGCTGGTGTAAATATAGTTGGTGGTTTACTAGTCAATGCACTATTTCCAATTAGGCCACCAGAGCAAGGTGGTGGTAATGCTAGTGCTTTCAAGAACACCAACTTAATTCAAGGTGGATCAAACAGAGAAAATCAATACGGTTCAATCCCTGTTGTACTAGGAAGATTACGTTATACCCCTCCAGTTGGCGCTAAAACTTTCGTTGAGAACGATGGTGATACCAGTTATTTAAGAATGCTTGCTATTTGGGGATATGGTCCTTTACAAGTTACTGATGTAAAATTAGGCAATGTTCCTTTATCTTCATATGATGAAATTGAACATCAAACGCTATATGGTACTGCTGAAGACACTTCTGCCAATATTAATAAGTTCAATGCTATCTATGGTCAAGATGTAACTCAGCAAAATCCTAACTTAGAGCTTGAGTGCAAACGTCAGTACCTTACAGAAGTTATTGTTACTGGTGGTAATACTTTTCAAGTTACCGTAGATCAACGAGGTAAAGATAAAGTACATGATTTACAAGTTGGTGATCCCATTCAGACTCTTAGTTTTTGGAATGGTGCAACTGTTTTAATAAATGTTATTGATCCTCTCGATGGTGGTACATACACTCAAGAAGTTAATGAAATTATTGATATTAAAGATTTAATAGTAACTCAAATTATTAGTGAAACAGTTTTTAAATGCCAAGTGTCTACTGGTAGTTATACAAACGGTACATATCCACAAAGTTCGTATAATCCATTTGGTTCAGGTGACACAGCATATTTCACAGGTGGTAACCCTTGGAGTGAATTTACTATTGGTCAAGAAGTTGATCGCATTGGTGTAACTTTAAATTTCCCACAAGGTTTATATGGTCTAACCAGTGGAGGTGATGACGCACAAAGAGAAGTAAGTGTTTCTATTCAATTACGACCCGTGGGTGAGACAACTTGGAATGAAGCATTTGAAACAGTATATAATGATAGCTTTACATTATCTTCTGCTTATTATAATATTGACAATGATGCAGAATTAGAATCCGTCTATCAGTGGCATTATGTTAATGTTACTTCAGAAGGTAAATTAGTACTGCGTTCTGGTTCCATAACTAATAATAAAAATGCAAATCCAAGTGGAACTTTATTAACTAGATTACAACAGGCTTCTGGTGTAGGTTTTAATTCTACTTTTGAATACTTACCTGCTGTATTATCTCAAGAAGAAACAATCTATAAAGTTTGTGTTTATGGTAATGTAATTACAGATGTAGTGGATACTCGTTCTGGTGTTATTTCTTCAGGTTGTGCAAGTAATATTGCTGCGGGTACTGGTTTATCTGCTGCAAGATTTTTCAGTGTAGCCAGTGGTGTTATTATTAGAATTTCTGAAAACGATCCTACTTTTGATCTTACAAAGAGTACTTTTTTCTTGAAAGATATTATTAAGTACGGTTATTCTAAAACTATATCTTTTAATGTATCACGAGCAAATTATGAAGTTAGAGTAAAACGAACAAATTCCAATACTTACATCACGGATACAACATCAGATACCTGCATATTATCTTCTATTACAGGTTACACAAATACTAGACCTATTGTTTTACCTAAAGATAGTTACAATAGTCCAATTAAATTAGCACGTTCTGCTTTGAAGATTCGTTCAACTGGTCAAATCAACGGTTTAGTTGAAGGTGTTACTGCTACTGTACAGACTCTTGGTGAAGATTTCCAAGGTGGAGTATGGGTTGCAAATCAACCTATTAGAAACCCTGCAGCTTTGTTTAGGCACGTTCTAAAGCATCAAGGTAACGCAAAAGCTTCTTCAGTACTAATTGACGATGCAGCAATTAATGCTTGGTATACATATTGTAAGACTAATGCTTTTAACTTTGACAAGATTATTTTAGAACCAAATTCTTTACTTGAAGTATTAAAGGACATTGCTGCTGCTGGTAGAGCTTCACCTACAATGGTTGATGGTAAATGGTCTGTTGTTGTTGATGTACCAAAAGAAACAATCGCACAGCATTTTACACCGCACAATTCTTGGGGTTTTGAAGGTACAAGATCGTTCCCTCAACTTCCACATGCATTCAGAGTAAACTTTAACAATTCTGAAAAGGGTTGGCAAGCTGATGAAATGATTGTATATAATGATGGTTATACTTCCGCTAATTCTACATTGTTTGAAACAATTGAATTACCCGGAGTTACTGAACCAAAGAATATCTACAAACATGCTAGATTCCATCTTGCTCAATTAAAGTTAAGACCAGAAATCTATACACTGAACGTAGATATTGAGCACGTTATTTGTACTCGTGGTGATAGAGTAAAGGTAGTGCATGATGTTCCAACTTGGGGTGTTGGTTCTGGTAGAATAACTTCTGTCATTGCTTACACTGGTACTGTTGGTACAAGGCTTGTATTAGATGAAGCTTTACCAATGGTTGCTGGTACTATTTACGCTGTAAGGATTAGAACTCAATCAAATTCTAGTTTTGTTAAAACAGTAAGACCTGTTGGTTTAAGCGAATATTATGAGGAATTAGAATTAGTAAATTATTCTGGTGGTGTTTTTACTGCTTATGATGCAACTTCCGATAATTTAAATCCTGATGATTTATTATTATTTGGTGAATATAATCAAGAATCAGTTGATCTAATTGTTCAGTCAATTGAACCATCTGATAATATGTCTGCTAGATTAACGCTAGTTGATTATTCTCCAGCTATCTATAATTCAGATTCAGAAGTTATCCCTGCATTTAATAGTCAAATAACAAAACCCGCTGGTTCATTAGAAAGTGTAATTACTTATATTCCTACAATAGAATCAACTAAGATTGTTAGTGATGATAAAGTAATGGAAAAAGTTGGACCTAGTAGTTTTATCTATAAGATGCTAGTACCAATTACACCTTTAAATACTACAAATGCTTCTTTACAAAAGATTAAATATCTACAAGGTGAAATTAAACTTAGTACTGGTAAAGTTTGGCAGAATGCTATTAACACCAAAATAGAAGATAAAGGTATATTATTTACTTCTGTTGTAGAAGGTGCTTCTTATGATATCAGAGTCAGATATATTTCTGATGATGGTAAAGTTGGTGCATGGTCCCCTATTGTAACGCATACTGTATTAGGTAAGACTGTACCACCTGCAAATATTACAGGTTTGACAATCACTGCAGATAGTTTAACAGGTAAATTAATCCTAAAGTGGGATGATAATACTGAAATTGATCTTAAGGGTTATGAAGTTAGAACTGAAGATGCAAATTGGGGAGTTAATAACTCTGCTTTAGTATTCTCAGGCGCAACTAATACTTGTACTACTAATCCCGCTGCCCTAAATGTAGTTAGAACATTTTATGTAAGAGCCTTGGATTTTGGTAAAAAATACAGTGTTGCTTCTGTTTCAGCAAGTTATACTGTAACTGCTCCAGCAACTTACACTGGTACAATTACATCATCATATGCAGATACATCAACAACTGACTCTACTGTTACATTAAATTGGACAGCAGCGCCAGCAGGTGTATTCGCAATTAATAAGTATGAAGTTACTATTGTTAAACCTAGTGCTACCGTTGTGCAAGAAATCTCAGGATTAACTTGGACTACTTTAGCCAATTGGGTAGGTAATGCTACTGTTACAATTAAATCAATTGATATTCTTGGTAATAAATCCGTTGCTGCATCTACTGGTGTAGTAATTGCTAAATCAAGACCAACTGCTCCAGCTTCTGTTACCTTTACGATATCTGACTCACAAGTTTATGCTGATTGGGCAGATGTTGCTAAGACAACTCTTCCTGTTGCTGGTTATGAAATCAGAAAGAA